GAAAATAGTTTTGCTAAATTATGGGATAATACTTCTGAATTATTTCAGTTTGCTGAAAGAGGAATACCTATGTTAACTGATGCCCTAGTAGAGAGTGGAGCTATAACTACTATACTTTCAAGACAAACTTCTGTATTTAAAGGTTCACTACAAAAAACAGCAAAGGAACTAGGTCTTAATCCTGTGCAAGTAGAAGAACTAACAGATATATTTTCCGATTACTTTTACAAAACTCTAACTCATCAACATGATGATATAGCTAAAGAAATAGCAGATAGATTAGTTAAAGTAACTGAAGATAGCATGGATGATTATTCAGAGTTGCTTTTTGAACTTATGAAGAAAAATGCAGATGAAGGTTTAGAAGAAATGGCTTCTCTTACGTTTAAAAAAGATTTAATAAACGAAAACAGATTTGAGCTTGTACAAATGCTAGGTAAGTTAGATAAACTTCTAAGACAAAAAAATACTACCTCTACTTTATTAATAGCAGGTTTCTTACGAACAGGAGTAAACTTAACTTCAGAAGGTTTTCAGTTGTTACTTCCTTTCGGTTCAGTTAAAAAAATGTTAACAAAGAAAACTGCATTTGAAAGAGTAGAAGCAGCTACTGAAATAGGATTAGCTGTTACAGGTTGGTATTTCTTAAATAATCTTAGAGAAAGTGGACAAACAGGTTTTGATGAAAAAACAAAACAAAGTTATATCCAAGTTGGAGATAAAAAATATGACTTAAAAAGAACTCACCCTACTCTTCAAGATGCTTTAAATGTTTTTAATATTACTATGGACGTAATGGAAAAAGCTCAAACAACTAGAGAAATATCTCCTTCTATAATTGTAGCAATGCAACAAGAAGGGGTTGACCCTAAGATAATTGCAGACTTTCAAAAACAAATACAAGAAAAAACAACTTTAATCAATAACTTAGTAGAAGCTGGAAGTAATGTTACACAATCTCTTATTAATAAACATTTTAGAAACTTCCTACAATTAGAGTATAAACTAGGTTCTACTGAGAGTAATATAACAATATTTCTGACTCAGTTAATGCACATGCCTTGGGATTCTGTAACAGATTTTGTTGGTTTTATTATGGATACTGAAGAAGAAAATGTTATGGATAGAGAAACCTTTAAAGTTTATATGGATACATATGATGCTATTGGTCAACGATATGGTACTGTTAGAGCATTAGGTAAATACTTTGGTTTAATAGAACCTTTTCAAAGACAGATAGATGTTAAAGGACACACAGTAATAGGTAAAAGAACTTTTTCTAGAGGTACATATCAAGTTACTGGCAATGAGCCTTTTGAACAATTTGCTAGAGGAGTAGGTTTAATTTTATATCCTAACTATGACAAAGAATTTACTGTAAGAAAAGACCCTGATTTAGTTATGAAAGTTCCTCGAAATTACCCAGAGATATTAGGTAAGATATTAACAAGTAAAACTTTTAATGGTAAAACTTATACAGAAGCTATGAATAGTTACGTACAAGAATTAAAAGATTTAGGGGTACATAAAAGAGACCCTTATAAAGCTAAAATGATGATTAAAGCATTTCATGATACTTTATATGGAGTAGCTAATAAAAAAGCTAAAAAAGAAATAGGTAACACAATAAGCGAAGAAGCAAAAGCAGAAGCTGCAATAATTAAAAGGGCATTAGGAAAATGATAAATTTAGAAAAAGTATTACAAGAGTTACACTGCGAAACTGCAGAATATATGTCAAAGGAATTACAAAAAGCTAGAGAAGATAAAGATTATGTTCTTCCCCCTGCATTTTTAAGTGCAGTTATTAAGTTCTTAAAAGACAATGATATTTCGTGTGAGATTCGTGAAGGAACTGTACAAGGAGATTTAGTAAAAGAAATTAGTAAAGAGGATTCAGAGTTTCTCAGATTGGTTAAAGGTCAATGAGAGAAATAATAGAAAGAACATCAGTAGGAACTATGGGTTTTATATCAAGTGTAGAGCTACAACAGGTTAACGAAGTACTTAGTGCAATAGTAGCAATATGTACAATTATTTATTTAATATCAGCGATAAGGAAAAATGCAAAACGATAACGATACAGATTTAAAAATAGGAGAAGGTACAGATATAACTATACCTTTACGAAACTTATTATCTATAATAGGTGGAGTAGCAGTAGCAGTTATAGGTTACTTTCATGTAGATGAACGTATTATGCTTCTTGAACATGAACAAGTTAGAATGTTAGATGATATTCAAGCTAATGCAGTATGGATTGACGAATGGGAATCAGATGGTATACTACCACTAGATGTAAAACAAAACATGAAGATAGAATTTTTAGAGAAAAAAATGGAGGAGCTTAATGGCAAAATCAAAGAGCAGAGTAAATGAAGCTGGTAATTATACTAAACCTGCTATGCGTAAAAGATTATTTAATAGAATAAAAGCAGGTTCTAAAGGTGGAAAGCCTGGTCAATGGTCAGCTAGAAAAGCTCAAATGTTAGCTAAAGCATATAAAGCTGCTGGAGGTGGTTATCGTGGCTAAGGCTAAATCTCAAAGGTCTTTAAGTAAATGGACTAAACAAAAGTGGAGAACATCTGATGGTAAACCAAGTAAAGGTAAAAAAAGATATTTACCAGATGCTGCTTGGAAAGCTTTAACTATAGCTGAACGCAGAGCTACAAATGCTGCGAAAGCCAAAGGAAATAGAAAAGGTAAACAGTATGTTGCACAACCTAAAAAGATTGCAAAGAAAACTAGGAGATATAGATAATGCGTAGGATGACAATAGGTAATGCTGAAAAGATAAGTAAGTTTACATATCGAGCTACTAACAACGGAGATGATGAAGTTGGTGGCATAATAGACTTTACTACTTTTACTAACCTAGAAGAACTACTTATTAAAAACGCAAAGTTTGATTCTGTAGATTTTATTAATACTTTATCTAGTACTGTTGATTTTATAAACCTAGAACAAAATGATTTCTTTGGATTAGAACTACCTGCTACATTTAATGCTAATTCTAATTTAACAATATTAAAATTAAACAACTGTGGTCTTAAAGGTACTATACCTAGCCTTGCTCCTTTTAGTAACTTAGAAAGATTTCAGATTGGAGCACAGAGATATAGTACTTGGACAAACAGTGGATTCTTAAAAGTATTAAAAGATAGACATGGTATGCCTTATCCTCATACTTCATTTTCAGGAGTAGCTGAAGGATTTGCAGTTCCTAGTACATTAGCATATTCTAGTTATAGATATAATGAAATGGATGCAGATACTATTAATACAATTCTAATAGCTTATGATACTGCAGGAGGAACTAATGGTACTTTAGATATTAGAGGAAACTTTATGGCTACTCCTACTGGAGATGGTCTTACTGCTCAAGCTAATTTACTTACGAAAGGTTGGACAATACTATCATGAATATAATTGATAATCCTAATGAAGAAATAGTAGATACTACTTACTCTATTGTATATAATCCTACTACAAAAGAGGTTATAGTATATAATGATTTAATAGATGCAGATATTGAAACATATACAGTAACTAGTCCTTTAAGACTTGTTACAGGAACAAAAGAAGAAATAGATAATTATATAGAACAAGAGGAGTTAAATTATGAGCGTTGAGTTATTAGCAATGCTAGGAGGCAGTTTATCAGGGTTCGTAATGAAACTGATAGCAGCACAAGCACAATCACAAGCAGCACAATTAGAAGGAATATTAAAGAAACAAGGTTTAGCAGATAAAAGTGCTGACAGAGCAGCTAAACGTGGTGGTCAAGCAGGAGCAATAGTAAGACGAGTAATAGCTATTTGTACATTATTCGCAGTTATATTTGCACCATTTATACTAGCATTTTTTAATGAACCTGTTACTATCGAAGCTAACAAATCAGGAGGAATCTTTGGATTTTTATTTGGAGATTTGTTTGCTAAAGGAAATGGTTGGATAGAATTACAGGGTTATGTATTGTTACCAGAAGTAAGACAAACTATGTTAGCGTTAGTTGGATTTTATTTTGGTAGTTCACAAGTTAAATAGGAGAAATTATTATGCCAATGGGAAAAGGTACTTACGGAAGTAAGAAAGGTAGACCAGCTAAAAAGAAGAAACCATTAACTGCTGCTGAAAAGAAAAAGTTAATGGCTATGAAAAAGAAAAAAGGTAAGAAATAATGCCAGCAAAGAAAGACCCTCGATTAGCTAGAGCAGGAGTATCTGGCTTTAATAAACCTAAACGTACTCCTAATCATCCTAAAAAGTCTCACATAGTAGTAGCTAAAGAAGGAAATAAGATTAAGACTATACGTTTTGGAGAGAAGGGAGCTAAAACTGCAGGTAAACCTAAAGCAGGAGAGTCTGCGAGAATGAAAGCTAAACGTAAGTCTTTCAAAGCTAGACACGCAAAAAATATTGCTAAAGGTAAAATGTCTGCTGCTTATTGGGCTAACAAGGTTAAGTGGTAATGAATGTAAGTGTTCAAGACTGTAAAGATAACTTAAAGTTATTTACTTGGGTTATTTGGAAGCACCTTGACTTGCCTAGACCAACAGATGTTCAGATAGATATTATGGATTACCTACAACATGGTGGTGATAGAATTATTATCGAAGCCTTTCGTGGAGTAGGTAAATCTTATCTAACAAGTGTTTATGTTCTTTGGAGACTCTTCAACAACCCTGAAGAAAAATTCCTCATTGTATCTGCTTCTAAAATTAGGGCTGATGAGTTCTCCATTTTTACTAAAAGATTAATTAACGAAGTAGAAATGTTAACACCTTTACGTGGTGGTTTTAGAGACTCTAACGTAGCGTTCGATGTAGCAGGCTCAGGAGCTTCTCACGCCCCTTCTGTTAAGTCAGTTGGTATAACAGGTCAGTTAACAGGAAGTCGTGCTTCAGAGGTAATTGCGGACGATATAGAGGTAATCTCAAATTCACTTACAAATGACATGAGAGCTAAACTTTTACATAGATGTGGAGAGTTTGAATCAGTACTATTACCTAATGGAAAGATTAAATATCTAGGAACTCCACAGAACTATGAAACAATTTATAATAAATTAGCAGAAAGAGATTATAAACTACGAGTCTGGACTGCGAGAATGCCAGCAGTAGAAAAAATAATTGATTATAAAGGTTGTCTTGCACCTATGATTGTAGAATCAGAAAAAGACGAAGGCGAACCTATAGACCCAATGAGGTTTGATGAAGAAGATTTAAGAGATAGAGAAAGTAATATGGGCAGGTCTACCTTTAAATTACAGTTTATGTTAGATACTTCTTTATCTGATGAGGATAGATTCCCTCTTAAAACAGAAGACCTAATAATAATGAGCCTAGATGGCGATAAAGCTCCCACAAGTGTACAATGGGGAGCTAATAATAGTACTTGTATAGAAGAACTACCTACAGTAGGAATGGGTAATGACGCTTGGTACAGTCCAATTAATACGTCAAGTGAGTGGATTGACTTCGAAGGTAGCGTCTTAGCTATAGACCCATCTGGTAGAGGAGCTGATAAGACTGGTTATGCAGTCGTAAAAACTCTTCATGGCAAGCTTTATGTAACAGCCCTTGGAGGAATCCGAGGAGGCTACTCCGATGGAGCATTACAGAAGCTTGCTAATATAGCAAAACAACATAAAGTAAATGCAGTCTATCTAGAGGCTAACTTTGGTAACGGAATGTTTACAAAGTTATTCACTCCATTTCTAGTTAGAACGCACCCTTGCACAATACAAGAAACAACAGTCAAGGGTCAGAAAGAACTACGAATAATTAACACTCTTGAACCAGTAGTATCAGGTCATAGGTTAGTTTTTAGTAGAAAAGTAATAGAAGATGATGTCCAAGTTGCAAGAGACCCTCTAGAATACTTTCATTCTTTTAGTTATCAGTTCACAAGAATGAATAGGTCTAAGAGGGCTTTAAAGCATGACGACCTTATCGATGCTCTTTCTTTAGCAGTCCAATACTGGCAGGACATATTAGCTACAGATGAGAAAGAAGCAGAAGACAGACAGAAGTATGACTGGATAATAGATGAGATGGAGAAGTCTACTGAATGGATGTCGGGGAGAAGCACCTCTAAACCTTTAAATTGGATAGGCATGTAAGTCTTATACGCCAGTTTAACATGCTCTCTAGAAGGGGAAGAGGAATATCCTTACTTTAAAGTCCCTTAATTTAGTTATTATTATAACTACTATATTAAATACGTTCAAGGCTATGACAATGTCATAGAAGTACCTCGGAAGTACCTGCAAAGTGCAGGGAAGGAACGCTAAACATAGGAGATTACTATGGAAGTTACCCTTAATTACAGAGGTTCAACTTACAAAAAGACAATTAAAAAGTCTTAAAAGGTTGTGAGTAGCGTTTGAAAAAATGTTGCAAAAATATGAGGGGTGTTTCGTTACATTACGTAAAAAAATTACCCCTTTTAATTACTTAAAAACCTTACAATTTATAGGTATTTAAATACGTAGAACTTGTAAGCCTTTTAAGTCTTTGGGAGTCATTGTGTCACACCACAATATATAGTATGCGTTAGTTTTCAAAACCACTATATATTGTGCCTTCGAGAATGCTCGAGAATGAACGAACGCCTTGTGAGTAATGCTATGACCTTACTATGCCTTGAAAGGCTCTAGAGGGCAAATATGGGCGTTTAAAAGGCATTGTTCATTTATGCCTATTTTTTTTCAACTTTCGAGGATTTTGAATTGCCTTCAAAAAACCTATGACAATTGTCATAGAAAATTTTTTTAATCTTTTTTTGTAGGAACGCTTGACGTATTTTAAAAAATATGAGAAAATCTATTTATGTTAGTTGAGAAATACATCCTAAATGAGCAAATCGACAAAAGCTATGACACTGTCATAGGAAACGATTTCGCAAGGATTGTTACTTC